CCTATGCTGGGTGCCTTGGTTTTAGACCGGGGGGATAGCTCGAAGCTGTGACCTGCTGTTTTGTCTGTCATTTTGTTTGACTGTGCGCTTGTGCTCAGTCTGTGTTTTCGTCTGTCAGCGAAATCAAGTTGCCGTCCTCGTCAAAGCGCAGCCCTTGCCTTGTGCTGCCCTGCCTTGCCCAGCCGTGCACCTTCTTGTGGCAGAGGTCGCACAGGCTTACAAGGTTGCGAGTGTCGGTCGCTATGTTCGGATCGCTGATGTTCGATGGTGTTAGCTCGATGATGTGATGCACCATCGTTGCCGGTGTTGCGATGCCAGCCTTAAGGCAGCGCTGGCAAAGATAGGCGTCGCGCTGCAATGCGAGCTCTCGCGCCTGTTCCCAATCCTTGGAATGGTAGAACCGATACGAGAAGCCCTTTGCCATTGCGCGACCACCAACAAAAAAGGGGACGCGACCCAAGGCCGTGTCCCTTTCTAATAATCCACCATATCGAAATGTAGCACAAACTGAAAAGTGATGACAAGTACCAATCTCAAATATCTTTGAGCGCGGCAAAGCCCACCTCGTCGATATAGCGGAACCCAACGTTGCAAAGCTCCCTGCACCATTGGCGCGAGCACTGCATCACATCGGCTATCTCGTCCCATGGCATCGCTTGGAGATAGGCCATGCACAGCGCGTCGGCGTATCGGTTGCCCTTGAGCTTAGCCAAGCCGCCGCGATTGTCAGCACCGTAGAGCAGCACGCACGCTTCGTCCACCTCGGATTGGCTGTCCGCAATCCTCCTTTCCAACCTCCCCTCAAAGTCGATACGCCCGTTAATCGCATCCATAGGGTCTGAGCCGCCACCGCCGCCGCCCGTGCTGTAGCTCTGCGCCTTGGCTCCCTCGCGAGCCTTAAGGCGGGCTAGCATCTCCTTTGCGTGCTCGATGCTAGCCACCTCGTCACGGATGCGCTCGAAGTATTCCTTGGCATCCACAAGGCATCAACCCTAGTCGATGCCCGTAGAGCCGAAGCCGTCTGTACCGCGCTCGGTGTCGGTCAGGCTATCGACCCCGACAAGATCACACGGCACGAACGGGACAACGACCATCTGGCACACGCGCGTACCCTTGGGAAGAAACACGGTGTCACAGCTGAGATTGACCAGCGGTGCATGCACCTCGCCACGGTATCCGCTGTCGATGACGCTTACGCTGTTGCGCAGCGTCACGCCGTAGTGAGCGCCAAGGCCGGAGCGCGGGAAGACCAAGCCGACACAACCGCTCGGAATCTCGCAGGCAAAGCCAAGTCCGCAGACAGCGCTTGCGTTTGGCTCAAGCCTTACATCCTCGGTGATGCAAAGGTCGAAGCCTGCATCGCCATCGTGCGCGTATGTCGGCATGACCGTTCCGTCAGCCAGGCAAACGTTCATCTTTCGTCCGTACATGTCAGCTCCTTAGAAGGGAATATCTTCGTCGTACACATCTGGGTAGGTCGCAGCCTGCGGTACCGCCGCCGGTTGCTGCGACTGTCGATGCGAGGTCATGATTGCCACGTTATCAACGATGACCTCAAGCTTGCGATAGCGCTTGCCGTCCTTCTCCCACACGTTCTGATGCAGGTGCCCAAGGATGGCCAGGCGTACGCCCTTCATCAGAAGGCCGTTGTTAAACATCGCTTCGCCACGCTTGCCGTACATCACGCAGTCAACCCAACTGGTCACGTCCTTATAGCTACCGTCCTGCTGCTTGCGGCTCTTGTTCACTGCTAGTGAAAAGCTCGTTACCGCAAGGCCGCTGTTGGTGTACCTAACCTCTGCATCTTGCCCAAGGTTGCCACTCAAGGTGACGCTGTTAAGGCTGTCACTCACAGTTGCCACCCCTCACGATTGCCCATGCGATATAGGTCATGATCACCATCGCGGTTGCGAGCAATGGGACGAGCCATGAGAACAGGCAACCAGTAATGACGCTTATGAGCAGTTCCATAAGGCAAAAACAAAGAAAGACGATGATGCAGCCCAACAACACTATGAGCACCGCCAAAAGCACACTCAGTCTCTTGATTCGTCGGCGTGCCCGCTCATTCGACCTACTCACGGCGTCCACCTCCAAGAGCCTCGATAAGCCCCTCTCGCTGGATGTATCCCAGACCCTGCACGCGGCGGCTCGTGCTGATGTGCAGGCTCTTCATGAGCTTCTGGGTTCGTGGCGCGGCAAAACCGGGCATCGACCTAATCAGCGATTCGACACGCATGCCCGATGCAGCCTGGTCTCCGCCGTCTGCCAACTCAAAGAACTGCTCAATGGACATCAAGCCGTTCTTAAGCTTGTCCTTGTACTCCGCCCTCTTAATCCTGATCTGCATCCCCTTATCGAGGGCTGCACGCCGCTGTTCGGCAGTCAATTTCGGTACCATTTTCAATATCTCCTGATTCTTACTTGGAATACGGCGGCTAACCGTTCCCAAACCATCGGTTTCGCTTTCTGACCTCCCATTTTCGTGACATGCTGCAAATGGCTGAGGTCTTGCCATTTACACACCGTTTACACTCCGTCCCCGAGCTTCTTGGCGAAGCTGTTGAACGCCTGAGCCGCCGCCTGGTCGCGCCCCGGCAGAAGGTGCGCGTATAGCTTCAGCGTGGTCGCTTCGTTCGAGTGTCCCAGTCGATCTGCGAGCGTCTTGAGGTCAACGCCGTTCGCAAGGCACCACGTGGCGTGCGTGTGGCGCAACGAGTGGAACACGTACGCCTTAGGCATGCCCGCACGGTCGCGAGCGCGGCTGAAAGCCTTTGAGACGGTCGTTGGGCGCATGTAAGAGCCGTCTACGCTCACCAGTGGCGAATCGGGCGTGAAAGCGTCTGAAATCGAATCCTGTTGCGCGAGATAGGCTTTTATCCGCTCCCACTCTTCGTCGATTAGGGCCACAGGCCGCGTCTTCTTGTTCTTGGTCACGTTGGATCGGATAACGCCACCGCCCGGAACCTCGACGACCGTTCCGCTCACGAGGATGAACCCCTGCGCCTTGTGGAGGTCGCGGCGCCTCACGGCACACACCTCGCCGACGCGCATCCCCGTATGCAGTGCGAGCCAAGCCGCGAAAGCATAGGCTGATTGGCGCATGAAGCGCTTCTCGGGCGTTTCAGGGTTGAGCTTTTCGGAAACCATGGCATCGAGTGCCCTGTAATCCCATTCGTCGATGCTCACGGCTTCATGGCGTTCCTCTGGCGGCTTTGTGACCATGAGCATTGGGTTGTTCTCGCAGATGCCGATGCGCACCCAGAAGTTGTATGCGCCGCGCAAAAAGTGGTGAACGCTGATAATCGTGTTGCGCGAAAGACCTTGACCGCCGTTCTTCTTGCTCACGCCAAGCCGCGTCTCGAAGTCGTTCAGCTCGATAGCGGTAAGGTCGCGAGCGACTTTGCCTTTAAGGTACTTGCCCACGTAGGTTCGTGTGAAAAACGTCCACCTTTTCACGGTGTTAATGGCTGCGCCCTTGACCTTCCGCTGCTCGATGTATTCCCAAAGCAGGTCGACTATCAGCGTGCTCTTGACCTTGCCGTCAAGGGTCAGGTGTGAAGCCCAGGCATCAGCCAAAGCCTGTGCTTCCTCGCGCGTCCTGGCATCCGGGAAGCTACGGCGCGGCCGTATCTGCCGCCCGTCCGGTGCCTTGCCAAGATACGGCTGCGCGTACCACACGCCCTTTGGGTCGCGCTTGACCTCAACGCCCATGGCGACGCTTCAATTCACGCACAACGTCGATAACGCCGCCCGACATGTCGCGAATCTCGTGGATGCAGTCCTTGCAAATGTCGAACTCGATAAGCTTGCCCTTGTCAAAGGCATGCACCCTTGCGAACTCGTTAATGTTGGTGCAGTCTGCTTCCTTCCCGCACCCGTCGCAGCAGCCGGAAACCTTAATCATCGTCCCGCTCCTTTTCAGCCGCTTTCTTCGCCTTGTGCATGCTGATCTTTGCCAGATAAATGAACCAAATGCACGCGGACAGCAGGCAGCAAAAGAAGGCCAGGAACCCATAGCCAGCGCCGAAGATGAAGCCAATGGCGATACTGGCAACCAGCATCGCGAGCGGGACGATCAGCAGGGCGCACCCAACCAGCATCGACGATGCCTCTTCGTACTCTTCCTTGGTCTTAGACTCTTTCATTTCTTTCCTCCAAAGTTCGATGAATCACTTCGATTGCGTCACCGACGCAATCGCACCAGCAAACAAGATCGTCGTAATCGACCCGCGCACCATCGCGTCCGCGCTTCTCGCACGTCGTAATGCGCCGGCTCATGTCCTGCGACACGGCGCACAGGTTCTCGAGGGTCTTGCGGTCGCTCCTAATCGTCATCGTCGGTCACCCACACATCGCGGTGATACTCCCGCATGAACTCGTCGAAATCCCATTCGATGTCTTCGCTCTCCAAGCCCTGCCAGCTCCAAAACTCACTGACATATGGCTGGCAGCGCGGACATGCGTAGCGCTTCCAGAACAGACGCATCCAAAGGCCGCTTTCCATGAGCACGCCACGTGTTCCTACTGGAATCGTCTTGCCGCAGTACGCGCACCGATGCGCCTTACGGACAGTGACGATCTTGGGCGCGGCGTAGAAGTCACTGCCACTCATGACGCGCTGCCTTCCAGTGCTTCAAGCATGTTTTCGATGCACTCATGCGCCTTCTTGAGGTCTTCGATGCCGTTCTTGGATTTCCAGCGCCACAGGTACTTGAAGGCGCATCCCTGCATATAGGACACGTATTCATCGGTGCCGAGCATCGATTCCATTGCCTGCTTGCACTCGATGCCGGTGTGCCCCGCATAATGCGAGGGCTTGGTCACAGGGTCGAACCCAGAATCGACCGTTGAGGTCATCTTCTCGGCAATCTGCGAAGCGCTGACCTCAACAGGCTCAGTCAGATCACCTACACGCTTAACGTAAGAGCTCATTGCCATCACTCCTTTGAAACCAGCTTCGACAACTCGTCAAAATCGACCGTATGGAGCAGCTTTATCAGTTGCGCGACCTCTGGTGAGCGCCAAGCGCACATGCCGTATACATGAGCCTCTGTCGAGTAGTGGTGGAAATTGGCCTTAAGGTGCTCTTCCGCTTCGCGAAGCGTGAGAAACATGGTGCACGGGACAATTGCCCACACCTTCGTAAGGAACATGCAATCGAGCATGTTGTTCTCGGCGTACTCCTTGATTGCACCCTCAAAAGCGATTTGACTGCCCAACCACATGTATCCGTGCTCGTCAAACTGGATACTGTTGTCTTTAAGCCAATCTTCTGCATGGTCTACGCCGCCCAAAAGAAGCTTTTCCCTGTAGACTCTCTCCACCGCTTCATTCAGGCAGATGATTTCGCTGCTGCCGTCTTCAAAAAACTCGACAGCATCAATTTCATCGTTACTTGTTGCTTCGCGGTATTCGTAGTCTCGAATAACCCAAAAACGTGGGTCAGCCGTTGCCAATGTCGGCTGATTGTTCAGCTCATGCTGTAGCTCTTTGAGAAAAACGAGATCGTCTTGCGTAAGGCTACGCTTGACGTAAGCGCGGTCTTCGCGATCAACCGATGCTGTCATTTCTCTTCACCTCCTTCTCGTTCTTCTTCGTCTCCCTGCACTTCCAGCAGGCTTCGCTATCCTTGATGAACCAGTCCAAATTCCGTTCGATGCCGCAGTAAGGGCACGTGTGCTTTCGGACTTTGTTGACATAGCTCCCGTAAGGCATCGCCAACGCTCCTTTGTTGAAAACTTTGCTATTGTTGAAAACTTGTTGAAAACCTGTTGATAACTACTGCTGAAGACTCGAAAACAGGCTTTGGAATCGCTCGAAAAACGAATCGATCAAGAAAGAAGAAGCAAGAAAGAAGAACTTTGCTTGTAAGTCAACATAACAAGCAAGTGCGGGTTTTTGGCTTTGGGTTTGGGTTTTATGACCCAAACCCAAAAACCCGCTTCTGTACTGTTATGTTATGTATTGTTAGGCTTAGCCCAACCTAAAACCGATGGTTTCGCGCTGGTTTCAATCCGCAACAACACAAACATACGCTCTGACCTGCTAGTTTTGCGGGTTTTCCTGCTTCTTTTTCGGCCTGCCGCCCTTAGCTCCGTTGACGCGCTGCTTGCCAAAATAAAGGGCGTTTTTGCACATCCTCTCGCTCTCGATTCGGCCTTTTCCGTCTCTCACGAGCAAGCCGATCTCGAGCAGGCAGTCGATGAAATCTTGTGTCTCGGCGATGCTCACCGTCTCGTCGAACGCCCCCATCGAGCGCATACCGATTGCGCCGGCCAGAATGAGCCAGTCTTCATCGGTGTCCACCGCAATTGAGTGGTGCTTGGTACTCGCCAGAAGCTCGCAGAGCCGCCAGTAAGCGCCGTAGCCCTCGTTACCGCGCCGCATGAGCAGCCGTTGGCATTTGATGTCTCGCTGCGCGTTAGCGTCGTGCTGAAACCACGCCATGGGTTCCCGTGCCTGATCGTGCACGTCTTTAGGAATCGCCGTCATCGTCATCACCTCCCGTCGTTAATCCATCGCTTGTCCCCTGCTGGTGCCAGCCGTCCCAAAGGCACTTGCCAACCTCGCGGCAGTTAGTCCAGACGGTCGTTCCGCGAAAGCCACACGCGCTCTTGGGCTTTTCGCCGTGCTCGAGCAGATGAAGCTCGAACCGGCATTGCCCGGGCGTTGGCATCGGCTGTTCACCAAAAAGATCGAGCGCCAGCTGCTCAGCGCTCTTTGAGCTGCTGCACATACGCGTTGCACGCCGAGACGGCCATCAGGTGGACAAACATGCCGGGCGTCATATCGTCGAGCTTGTCGCTCTCAAGCAGGTCTTTCATGGCAACGATGGGCGTCCCCATGAAACAGAAGGCCAGGTCGGTATCAAGCTCGACGATATGACCGCTCTTGCGGTTTAAGAGCGAAATGGTGCCGTCGACATCGCTGATATACTCGTCAACGGAATCGAGGAACTTGATTGCTTCCTTACGCTTCATGACTGTTCTCCTTGTCATAGATGGAATTGCGAAGCTTGATGTTCAGCTTCGGATGCCGCTTTAAGAGCCACCGGGCTAAAAGCGGCGTATCCGTGTTGTTAATGCCGTAGATGTGCTCAACGCCGTTGCCATCAACAAACGGCACGCCGACGAGCTTGACAGCGCCCTCGTAGCGCTGCTTCTCAATGAGGTACTTGGCGCTTACTCGGATGCCGCGCTGGTCGATTGCGAGCGCCGTAAGCTCGATCTGCCGCAGCGCCCTTGGATTGAGCTCGCACCAGAGCTTGAAAAGCTCCTGCCGGTCTCGCAGCTTGAGCGGCACCGAGTACGTTGCCAACCGTTCCTGCCGCATCACGGATTCGAGCGGCTGGGTGTAATCGTCAACGTCCATGGCGCTTCCTTGCTTCGCGGCTCATAAAGCGCCTGAACGCCACCTCTGCGACCTCTCGCGGTGCCGATGGCGGCACGGGTAGTCTGTGGCGCGTGCGAACCTCTCCCGCGCCGCTAACGCCCGGCCTGTGGGCTTCCTCTATGATCAGCCGCGCGACCCAAAAACCGTTCGCGTCACGGTCGAGATAGCCCCTCATTGGTCGACCATTCGGACGATAAACCACAGCTCAAGACCGGCAAGGACGAACGGTAGCCAAGACAGGTTGCATGCTTCGGTAAGCCAGATAATGGCACCCGCCAGGGCAATGAGCAGGATTCCCGTTGCTGACAGCAGGGCAATAGCGCCGCAAAACCACCGCTTAACCGTTGCTAGTGGTGTAAGCGAGCTTGCGCCATAGCTCTGACGCGCCGGCAAAATGCCGCCTGCGAAACATCGAGCTTGCGGCGTTTCGCACTCGTCAAAACCACGATGCAAACCGTTGGTTTGCGATTGGGTTTCATACATCTGAAACCCCTCCTTTCTTACTTGCCGATCATGTTGCCGACGGCAACGGCAGTTGCTATGAACAACCAGAGCGTCAATACATCGATAAATTCATCCATTACGCGATTTCCCCCCATCCCATAAGCTCATTGGGGCTGATGTGCGCAACTCGGCAGATGGACATGATCTTGTCTGCGCCAGGGATGTAGCCCTCACCACTCTCGTATTTCACGACGGAATCTTTGGAGATACCGACGCGCTTTGCGAACTCATCCTGCGAGATATCGAGCTTCGCGCGAGCTGCTCGCAAGTTCGCCGCAAACACCTCCTTGTTGAAACCCATTACGTTTCCTCCTTTCTGCATTGAGCCGATATTTGGCTACTTGCTTGTCAAGTAGCCAACCCGTATATTCCTAGGGTTTACCCTAGGAATAATAGCCAGCTGCTAATTTCCTTGCAACTGGCTACGCACTATAGCTATGCAAAATAACGCTGTCAAGCGAAAACTAATAATTTCGTTGTGTATTGGCTAATTTCGTTGTACTATGCACTTACATTAGGAGAGAAGGAGACTAGCAGTGAACATTCGCCTTATGAAGCTGCGGAAAGCCGCTGGTTACTCGAACAGAGACGAGTTTGCCGAAAAGATTGGTGTGAACAAGTACACCTATCGATCATGGGAATCTGGCGCGGCAATGATGAATGCTGAGCAGATTTGGAATCTTTCCATTGCATTGGGCTGTTCCCCAAATGACATACTCGGTTGGAATGATGAGACTTGCGAATTTGATAACGTTGATGACCTTTCGTCTGACGAGCGCGAAATGATTGATCATTACCGCGAAAGTTCGCCCGAGTGGCAGCAAAACATCGCCATGACAGCCAAGGCAGCTGCAAGGGAATCAAAAGAAGATTAGACATAAAAATGCCCCGCACCTATCCGCCAAGACCAGTGCAGGGCTTGCCAATCCGTTCAAATGAAAAGGCAAGGTGATTTTATCATGCCAAAAGGCACACGTGCCGCCATCTATGCACGTTTCAGTTCGCATAACCAGCGAAGTGAAAGTATCGACATCCAAGTAGAGAAATCGCGCGAATACTGCGCACAAAATGGCCTTGACGTCGTGCGCGTATATAGCGATTACGCGCAAACAGGCCGTGACGTGCAGCGCGTAGAGTTTCAACGCATGATGGCAGACGCAAAACTAGGGTTATTCGATTATGTAGTGATCTATAAGGTTACGCGCATCATGCGCAACCGTGACGAGATGGCGCTTGCACGAATCAGGCTGCGCAAGGCAGGCGTTGAAATCATTTATGCAGGTGAAAGCCTTGGCGAAGGCTCAACGCGCGTCCTGAATCTCGGAATGCTCGAAGTGCTTGCTGAATGGGAAAGCGCGATAGACAGCGAGCGTATCCGTGACGGTATCAACAAGAACGCCCAGCGCGGAATGGCAAACGGTCGCACGCACTACGGCTGGGACATTGTTAACGGGTATTACGAGGTCAATGAGCGTGAAGCCGCCGTGATGCACCGTATGAAAAACATGCTCTTTGCTGGCTCGACTGTAGCCGAAATCAAGCGTGCTGTCGCAGGTGAACGCGGAAAGCGCGGCAAGCCGCTAACGCACGGCGTGATAACAAAGCTGCTTCGCCGCGAACAGAACTGCGGCGTTTATGATTACGCGGGCGTGCGAATCGAAAACGGCATGCCTGCGTTGTGGTCGCGCGAAGACCAGGACATGATCAATAGCATCTTGGGCTCAAATGGGCGCAAACACAACAAGACACGTGACACCAACGATTACCCGCTGTCTGGCAAGATGTGGTGCCCAGAGTGCGGCCAATACTACGTTGGCACCTGCGGAACATCCAAAACAGGCCGCGTGTACCACTACTACAAGTGCAAAAAATGTAAGCGCACCTTTAGGCGCGATGCCGTTGAAGAAGCCGTGCTTGATACCGTCCTCGAAACGATTAAGAAGCCGGATGTACGTCAACGTATCGTTGATGTAATGGCTCTTTACAACGAAACGAAGGAAGAGAAGGAGGAACCAGAGAGCAAGCGCATTGAGCGCGAGATCAGGCGCATCGACACGGCGTTTGAGCGTATCTGGCAGGCTATCGAGGACGGCATTGCGCCGCCCGGCGGTAAAGAGCGCGTTGCTATGCTCCGCGAGCAGAAAGCGGCCTTAGAAGCCGATCTGCGGCAGGCTCAAGCTAACGAAGGAGCGAATCTGTCTGGTGAAGCCATAGCCGCTTGGCTTGATCACATTGCGCAGGAACCAGATGCAGCAGAAATCATCGAAACGTTCGTGCGGCTCATTGAGGTAGACGGGGATGAACTCAAGCTTTATTTCGCGTTCGACTACTGGGGCGATGACTTCCAGCCTAAACAAAAAAAGGCGAACCCCGAAAAGGGTTCGCCTAATAATCCAATGGTGGAGCCTCAGAAAATCTTTGCGAACCCTACGATAGCCGCCAATGGCCGCGAAATCAAAGTCTCCAATAACTGGTTTTGTATTGTAACATTGTTCAACTCGAAAAAAAGTTAACGAAATCGAAAATCAGCTTGCGTTACTATGGGGTATACCTTATAATAGTAGACGTAAGCAAGAAAGGAGGTGGTTCAAATGGATGACAAAATATGGGACTTAACGGTTGCTGTCATCGGCGTGCTACTTGCAAAAGCGCTAGATGAAGGAATCGAAGCCCTAAAGAAAAAGACCTCTCGCAAGCCGGGAAAGCACGCTAAGAGGTCTAGATAGGGCAAGGGGCGCTGCTTCGGCGGTGCCCCACTAGCCAAAATCATCTTACAACAGGAGCGCAACGATGAAAACAGGCATTGTAGTTTTTGTCATCTCGTTTATCTCGTTTCGCATCTGGCGCAAGGCCAGAGAAAAGCGCGGTGAATGAGATGGCAACTGAAGCGCAAAGACGCGCAACATCTTCCTATCGCAAAAGGTCGGTGAAACAGCTCGTCATACGTTTTTACCCCAACGAGGATGACGAGAGTATATATAAATGGCTCAAGGAGCAAGACAATACAACCGAGTACATCAAGAGCTTGATTCGAGAGGACATGATCCGTTAGAGACTTGTCGCAATGCCCTTTAAACGAAAATAGCCCACACCCCATTACAGGGTGTGGGCATTTCTATAAGCTACTAAAGAAGTTCGTTTACTCGTTTTTGCACGGCATCGAAGTTAGCGCCAAGTCTGGCCTTGCGCTCGTCACCGTTGCCGTACTCGCCGCGAATGACGGCGCGTGCAAGAGCGTCGATGTCTACGGCGTTGACGCGGGAATTGACCACGGCTTGCACCTCGTCATAGCGGGTGCCAAGAATTACTTTGCGCGTCTCACCGTTGCCAAGATTGCCGTTGAGCACATCCGTTGCAAGATTGTCGGCGCTTGCGGTGGCCGTGCGATTGATTAGGTCTTGCACCTCGTTGAATCGAGCACCAAGCTTGGCCTTGCGCTCGTCACCGTTGCCGTACTTCCCTCGCATTACGTCTGCTGCAAGGTCGGCGGTGCTACCACTATGCTCATGGGCAGTCGCAGCCGGCGCATTGTAGGTGCCGGGCTTCGCATAACGCGACCAGGCGGCAGCGTCCATGAAGGCAATGTCAAGATCGAGGTTGCCGTTGTACCCAGATAGCCTACCGTGCGAAGAATACTGGTGCATCACGCAGGTATTCCAAGCACCAAAACCGCCATCCGGAAGCCATGGCGAATCCTGGTATCCAGTCTGATTCTCGTTGGCATACTGGGCAACCCAGAGGGCGTGGTTGGGCGCAATCTTAGACCAATCTTCCTCTTTGGTGAGATTGCGGTAGGTATACAAGAGACACCTCACGCCAGTAAGCGCATAGATACGATCAAGGAATTTCTTGGCACCGTCCGTGCCGATTCTGCCGCCGTCCTCATAATCGAGCACGGGAATACCCTTGCCGAAATATTTTTTACAGTTCTGGTAGAAGTGATCCGCCTGCTTGACAGGATCATCCATATTCATGAAATGGTAGAAGCCCCAGAGCTTACCCGCCTTGATAGCCTTTTGCACAAACGCGTCACAAAACGTATTGACGTAATTGGTGCCCTGGGTTCCTTTGATGATGACAAAATCGTATTCGATTGAATCGAGATTAAGGTTTTTTTGCCAGTCTGCAATATCGATGCCCTTCATGGTCATCTGCATCACCTCTTAATTGCATTGAATTGTGTGAAAGTAACGGCGTTAAGCTCGTCGGCTGTCCATGCATGGATTGAATTGGCGCCGTCATCAGGGTCGCGGAGCGCATAGGTACCGTCGGTGTTCTCGCGCCAAATCATCACGACGTGCGAGCCGTAAGAGCGCTCGCCAAGGGTTCCGGTAACGCCTGCGAAAACGATCCAGCCGTCTTCGACGGCCTTGAGGGCTTCGTCCGTGCCCCAAAACGTGTCACGGGATTTCAGGCTGTAGTTCTTGGTCATATAGGCGCTGAACTTCGCCATGTCGTTAACGCGGTCTGTCAGGCAGCTTTCGCCGACGAATGCGGCAAGCAGATCGGGCGTTACCTCGCGACCGTTAAGATAGCTCAAGGCCATCGCCGCAGCCGTTAGGCCGCATCCATACGTGCCGATGGTTTCATCCGAATAAGCGACGTCAGCCCATTGAGGGTCTTTTTGCAAGAAGAGCGGCATATAGCCGCTCTTCGCACTCGTCTTCTTTTCATAAACAGGCAAAGCCGCTGTATAACCATCGCTATAGCCTTGGTTATATGCTTTTCCAAATGCTGCCGTATCTCTGCCGACGTGGTCGGCAGTCAAAACGAACCATAAGCCCATGCCTACCGCGAAGCCCAGCAGCAGTGCGACGGCAATCCGCATTCTAGCCGCGCTTCGCGACTTCATCGGCAATCGCCTTCGTAATATCATCGGTGTCAACGTTGGCGTGCTCGAAAATCTTCATGATGGGCGTATCGGCAAGCTCTGGATAAGCCTGTTTGAGGTTTTCGAGGATAGAAGCGAACTCCATGCCGATGATTGCGCCGCAAACGACATAGATGGTAATGCCACCGAAATTCAGTCCAACGATATGCGAGCTTAGAATCTCGATACATATAACCAGCATGATGATAAGGGAAAGCGTGGCCTTATGACATAGGCCGCGACGCATCATCGAAGACTTAAAGCTACAGTTAAAAATTGCCTGGGCGATGCCTGTAACCATGTCGAAAAGCATCATCAGGAATGCACCGCCGATTGCCCAGACCTGCGGCTCCGTGAACGTGTAGATAGCTCCCATTATTTCTCCTTTGCATTGTCATCGATCATCTTCTGCACAGCGGCACGCCAGAGCTTGGGTACGCTCTCGACAGTGCGCTTGCCATCCATGACGGCTTCGTAGTAGATCTTCGCCATCGCTACTCACCGCCCACGATGTCGCCGATTTCGAGCAGGGCAGCGTTGGTGTCCGCAAGAGCAGCGCGTGTCTGCTTAAACTGCGCAATGAGATCGTCGATGCGCTCGGTGTCCGTAAGCTCGTCATCTTCGTGCGCTTCCCACAGCTCGTCGAATGCCGCTGCCACCTCTTCGACGCTTGGCACGCCGACGGCAACAAAGTGCAACTCGTCGGCTCGGTAGAACTCAATCGCCTTTTCGTTATCGGCTCCGTTGTCTGCAATGTCTTTTTCGATGTTCCTACGAAGCCAAACATCTGCGGTCGCGCCGCTCAATCGGGCTTCGACCATCACCGCGTCAAGCGGCGTCGCGCTGCACGTCTGAGTGCTCATGTGCACTCCTTTCCGCCGCGCTTATGTGTGCGCGGGCTTTTTTAAATACCAAGTTGAATCCGTTGTCGCGCCATACGTCAGTGCAATCTGCGTGGCGAAACCAACCTCCATAGCTCGTAGCCCTCCGCGCCCGCTTGAGCGACGGTGAGCGCCTGTACCTACGAAGCGCTCTGCACGCACGCAGGAAAAGTGAACCGCGAAGCGTGGTACGGTTCTTCCGTACCGTGTATCCCACGACATCGACCGGCTCTTCGCTGCTAATGCGGCTTATCTTCCATGGCTTGACAGTAAGGCCGAACTTTTTGTGCAGCAGTCTTTGGAGTTGCCTTGCCGCGCTCCGCAAGTTGCGCTTATCGGCACTGAACAAATAGATGTCATCTGCGTACCAAAGCTGGTGCGTGATCAGCGGAACGCTAGCGCCGCGCCTTACCTTGCGCATGCACTCGACCTCGTGGTATCCGAAAGAGAGCACCAGCTGCGCCATTCGCAGGCTGAAATAGCTCCCAATCTCAAGACCGCCGCCGTATGTGGCTAGCAGCGATTCGGCTATATAGAGCACGTCGGGGCTTCTCACGTATCGGCGAAGTAGCTTCATCACCACATCTGCCTTGATGGATGGGTAGCACTTGCGCACGTCCATATGCACGTAGTAACCGCCATCTTGCGACCACCTGCGCACGGCATGAGCCGCCATGAGCTGGCCTTTGCCGGGGACGCTAGAAACCTGCCAGAAGCCAACCTTCGCATCGAGCAGGCGCGACATTGCGGTAACGGCCACATAGTCGCAAACTTGTTGCTTCACGCTCTCAACGCCGATGATGCGCAGCTTGCCGTTCGTGGGCTCGCGATGCCGGTAGCGCTTTATCGGTCGAAACGTAAGCGAGCGCGTTTCGACCTCGCGCACGATCTCCGCGATTAGCGCCGAAGCGCTGCCGTGCTCTTGCGGCACGCGCCAGGCGTTTTTCTTTCCCGCCTTTGAATCAAGCCAAGATTCGTAGGCGGAAACAACAAGGGCCTCGTTTATCCGAAGCCCTTTGCAATAACTCTTCAATTGTTTTTGACCTTTGCTCTCTGGATGTCGTACGAGCGGTCGCGTCTCCGTTACTAGCCCGCTGGTCTTAAGACTGATTTCACTTAGTTAAGCCAGGTTGCCCCCGCTCGCCACCAGCGGCGGCGGGTAGTCGCGGCGGAAATAAAACTAGATAGCTGGTTGTTTGAGATAGTCATCCAGGTAGGCGCGAGCCGATGTTCCACCTAGCATTGCCGGTGCCGTTGTTGCCGTTGACGTACCAAAGGCCAGCATTGCCCCTGTTCCTCAAGTTGCCAAGGGAAAGCCAAGAGAACATGACAGCCCACGCGCCGCGAATCCCTGCTTGTTTTTACAAAGGGGACAAGTCCCCTCGCGGCTTACGCCGCTTCACCCATTGAGCGACCATTGGCAGAGCGGCGCGAGCCGGTGTTCCACCCAGCAACGCCGGTGCCGCTGAGGCCGACGACGAACCAAAGGCCAGCATTGCCCCAGTGCCACAAGTCGCCAAGGGAAAGCCACTCTCGCCAGCCAACGGCAGTGTCAGCGACCTTGTAGTTGCCGTCGCAGATGCCCACAGATGTCGATGCACCAGTCCCCTGCTGCAACATCAGGCCGTTCAACGTCTTGCAGTAAAGACCGTAGTTCCATCCCTCAGCTGCTTGTCCGGGGAAAGCCCCGGCAGATAGTGCGCTGTCTGGTGAGCTACCGGCCTTCTCGTTCTTAGTATCCGGGTTCACGTAAACGACCGCGCCAGTACCCGTGTACTGGATAAGGACGTTTCCAAGAACCTCATACATGCCAAGACCGAGCTCGATGCCCTGGATGACAAAGGGCTGCTTTGAGTCGGTGCAGCTCGTCGGCGATCCATCGCCCTCAACCATGTCGCAAGAGCCGGTGTTCCACGGAGCGGTTGCGAGCTGGTAAGTCGTTGCGGTCGAGAACGGCTTCGCGACATCGAAGTAGACTGCCACATTGGATGCGTCAACCGCAACCTTCTTGGTGACTCTTGCGCCGTCGAAAATGTCGCAATTATACGAGTTGCCACGGTCGGTGTTCGTGCTAGTATGTGTGCCGAACATCATCGCGGAGCCGATCAGAATCTGGTCGGCCTTGTCCTTCGCGATAACGACCCTCGTGGTGTTGCTCTCAGCTCGCGTTGGCGTGGCGGTGATGTCGTAACCGGTGCATCCGGCAAAGACGCTCTGGCTGTTTTTCGTCGCATACTTGAGCAGGAACATCGCCTTGACGTACCAATCATCGGCTGCGACCTTTAGCGAATCGCCGGTACTCGCGGTCTTCATCAGGCTAATCCCGCCATCATGGCTCACACTGCGCGTCTTGACAGCAGCGCCGCTCACGCTTCGCGGCTTGCCTTCGGCATCGACCGACAGCGCATACTTTGCATACAGCATATAAGGACGCTGTGCGCCGTTGGGGAGCAGAGCTGCCGGCTGGCGCTTCATGCCGGGCTGGCGCGTATCGGATACGGTAATGTTCACGGCATCATCCGTCTCAGTTTCCAGCGTGTAGAGAACTGGCGTCATGATCCACGTATCATCCGTGCGCGAGAATCGCCCGTCACCGTCGATAGCGGTAACGTAGGGCGTACCATCCGCGTCAACGCCGCCGTTTACCTCGAAGAAGGTAAACGCTCCGTGGTTCACGTAAGGGTCGATGGCGGCGCGACCGATGATTCCGGGCTTTGGGTTGGCGATTCCGGCATTTGCCCCGGTCTTGGTGCAGGCCGTGGCGCTTCCCTTGGGAACGCTCACACCATAATTCTTGCCGTCACGCATCTTTGCAAGCCATGCGGCGATGCTCGCGTTCGTGTAACGTCCTGTCTCCTCATTAAAAATGGGGACTGTCGAAGCCCCCATGGATTCGAGCGCGATTGCCACGCGCTCGAGCGTCTCGTGATCTGCAATGTGGGTTTTGCCCATGCTTAATCCTCCGTATCGACTAGCGAGATGTAATCCGTATCGCCAACGGTGTCGTAGGCAAGATAGATGCGCTTGTCGGGGCTGATCGAGCCACGAGCTTCCTCAGCCGCCTTGAGCGCGTCTGCCGCCGCCAGGTCTGCGCTGGCCTTGGATGCGTTTGCGGCATTTGTCGCGGCGTTCGCCTTACTCGTCGCGGTGTCGGCGTTCGTCTTGGCTGTGTTTGCCGCAGCCGCCGCGTCCGTTGCGCTCTTTGTCGCGGCGTTCGCCTTACTCGTCGCGGTGTTGGCCGCGTCCGTGGCGCTCTTGCAGATGTTGACCGCAGCGTTGGCGTTATTCAGCGCCTTGCCCGCGTCTGTGACGGCCTGCTCGCCCTTGGTGACGGCGGTTTCGGCGCGCTTTTCAAGCGCTTCGACTGCGTTGTCCCATGACTTCGCCGGAGTATTTCCCTCACGGGCGTCGCGCATGATGTCCAGCGCAAAACGCTCGGTCTGCACCGTCTGTGAGCCTTTCTTCAATTCGAAATAAGCTTCGTCGGTGTAGCCGGGAACGCTTGCGAGCTTGGATTCATCGCAAACGTAGGTAATCGCGTTGCCGCTGACCGTGGCGCCGCCACGGTAATAGTGGATTCGGTCGGGCAATCGGGCTACCAAATAGGCACTGTACCCTGACAAAGACAGCTCGCCGCCGTTGTCGTAGATAAGCGCCTTGATGGTTGTTCCGCCGCCTTCGCCTTGCGCGATTCGAATGCAGTTGTTTCCGCATCCGCACTTGTTCACGTCAAGCTCGATTGTCTGCGTGTTCATTACGCATCACCGCCAGACTTTAGCGCCCGCAGCTTCTCGAGCGCCGCCATGAAAGCCTGAACCGGATCTGTTTGTACTTCGGCGCCACCGTCTTCTGTCGCAACCGCGACTGAAGGGTTGACGATTGCAGCCAGGGCATCGAAGCATGCAACCGTGGCATCGGTTCGGTCATCAACGTACACCGGAGTCACGAGCGTGAACGGCTCGTCGGCGGATTTCGGCTTAACCAACCTCACGCGTGCCGTCATCGTAGACGGCAATGAAGACGATGTTTGCCGCTGCCGCGCGTGCAATGAACTCGGCGTCGAACTCCGTCAGATAGCTCTCGGTGTTGCCCACCGGATCATGCACCATGTAATGTGTGATCTGTGCCATATGACCTCCTAATCAAAATTGCAAAGCGTGCAGATTCCATTTACGAAATCGATGTTCCTTGTCGATGTCCACCAGGTGATTGATCCATCGCCGTTGTCCTGTATCTGGCTGATGTACTTCATGGTCACGTTGGATGTAATGGCGTTGGTTGTGGTTACGCTCGTACTTGCTGAGTTAGATACCGAGATCTTCGGAACGGAAATCCTAAGGCTTCCTTCGGCCTGCATCTGGAGCCCGTATAGAACCTTGTTGTCAGATAAATCTTTCATTGACGAAGAAAAGTCGATGTAACCGACCTGCGAGGCACTTGACGCGCCGGATTTCTTACGGAATCCCGACATCTGACCCATGTTGTTGAGAAGCGTGTAGTAGCTGTCGTACCCGCAGCGAAACGTGCCCTTGGCGGTGATGTTGTTCGCGCTCATGTAATTTGTCACGAGCTCGCCGGTCTTGAGATTCCAGGAATTGCGGCCTGTGGCATCGGCGATGATTCCGGCAGACATGTATGTCGCGTTGATATAGACCTTGCCGTTCTTGAGGAAGATGCCCTGAGTCGCGCCGTTGCTCGTCAGGCGGTTGAAGATCTCCTTCTGGGTCAGCTGCTCGTCGTAGCCGCTGAGGATGCCGTTCGCGTAGTCAGAAGCGTCTTGCTGCTCGATGGCATGCTGAGCCGCACGCGCCGCCGAAGTGTAATCCTTAACTGCTGACGAGTACGAGCCGTATGACGCGTCGTATTCGTACATTGCTGCCTTGAGCGCGTCTGCCGTCTTGCACTCCAGAACCGCGTTCACCTTGTCGGCGTAATCGCTGTAGGCACCGCCCTCTTCGGTAGATCCGAACGCAGCCGTGTATTTAGGCGCGAGTACCTGTGCGAGGAATTGCGCATTGAGTGACTTGTTGGATTTCAGCGAGTTGTACTGGCTTGTGAGCTCTTCGCGCTCCTTGTCGACCGCCTGCATGGCCTTCTTCACTGCCGCCGCTTCGGCGGTTGTTACCACACCGTCTTTAGCCAGTTCCTGCACGGTGCCGTCAAGGCCAGTCAGCGATTTGGTGAAATCGTATGAGCTCTGGTATGCCTTGTTGTAGGCACTTTCAAGCATCGGCGTCGTGTGGCGAACGGAGCCGTCACCGAGCGTGACGCGCTCCATAGACCAGACGTAATAGCCGTTGCTCCATTCCGGCAATGTCTCAGACCATCCAAGCTCAGGGTTCTGCGCGTTGATTGGCGGAACCGTATCGCTCTGGTTCTTCGCATAGAGCTTGACGCTGGATGCGATGCCGTTTCCGGCCATCTGGTTCGCGCCATTGATTGCCTTGGCGAGACAAGGCGTCGTGTAGCTTACGGCTCCGTCACTCCAAGCGACCTTGCTGCGAGTCCAGATGTATTTTCCCTTGCTCCAGGCAGGCTGCTTTTCGCTCCAGCTACCGCCGACTTGCGAAGAATCGCTTGAAGATAGGTAGTACTGCTCGACGATTGATTTGATTCCCCTACCGGTTACACCTTGCTTGCCGTCCGCGCCGCTAATGCATGCTGGATCTGAATAGGAAATCTCGCCGGACTGTGTGACAGTCTTCGTCCGAGTCCAGATGTACTTCCCCTCGACCCATACGGGCGCTTCGGACTGCCATCCGGTTTTCGGTGCTTCGGTACGCGAGATACCTTGCGCGTACTCGACATCGACGGATGCAATTACGGCATCTGTCGTGGCGATCCGCTTGCTGCCAACGGTCGCGCCGGCAGACAAGCTAAAATCTCCGGTGGTCAAATCCCAGAAATTCTTTCCAACATCATCGGTGAGCAGGCCAGCGCGGATGCGGTCTGCTCGCATCGTGCCGGCGTTGATGCAATCGGCGCTGACCTGAGCGCCAGTGATGAACGTTCTCCAATTCCACTGTCCGTCGCTTGCAAGCGATGCGGCAAGGCGGATGCCCATGCCATTGATGTTTACCGCCCACATGCCGGACGTTGACTTGAGCGGGACACCCGTTACGGCATCCAGCGGCACGTTTGAGTAAATCACGCCAAGCTCGAACGTCTCGACCTTGTAGGTGCCGACGGCATTGAACGCCTTGTTGAGCGCCGCCATGAGCTGGTTGAGCCACGAGACGGACGTGCCAGCCGCCGCATCGTAGTTAGCCCGCTGGTTGCTGCCGCTCTTAAGCTGCTGCGCCACCGACTGGAAGATGTCGGCCAGATCATCGGTTAGGTTGCCGAACGTCACCTTGGCATCGCCGGTCACCAAGTCGCGGATCAGCTTCGAGACGCGCCCCTTGAGCCTGATTCCCGCAGCGGAGAAGCCCTTGTCGATGATCGCCACGCAATCGCCGACAGCAACGCCTTCCCAATCTCGACCGAAAGCAAATAGGTCAATCACGCTTGCTTCATAAGAGACGGTCGGCGTTTTGGCTTGCTCAAGGTAATCGTTCGTCTCGGCAAGAAGTTGAGCCGCGTCCTCGCATTGCTCGTTAACGTAAACGTCTACCGCAGGCGCGATGCCGCCGCTGCCGTCGGGATGTCCCCAAACTTCAGTCGCGTCGGCATCCTCGACGTAATCTTTGCCGCCGTTTATATCGCCGAAAGTCAAGCGTCGGCCATAGCCGCCGCCATCTGTCTCAACACCCTTGCCGTAACCGTAAACCCTCGTCTTTGGGTTGGCGCTGCCGGTCTTGCGCTTGATGCTTATGAGGTCTTTAGTCCAGGTGAATCGCTTCGGGCTTTGCTGGTTGCCGCGCGTAGCCACTACGCGTACGTATCGATGCGTGACCTGCACGCCATCCGTTACGATGACGGTTTCAAGTTCACCGCCCCATATTTTGAGTAGGTTGCCCAAGCCCTCGCGAACGCTTACGTGATAGAAGGTGTGAGAAGCGCTGCCGGGCTGGTCGCAAGCGCCAACCTCCCAACGGGTGCCAGCGAGTATTGACGTGAGCGCCACAGCCACGCTGCCGGACGGTCGCTTGTCCTCGATGTAGTCATCCCACGTCTCGTTGATTGAGTTGATGCAAGTTACGCTTGTATATGGCTTGCCACTGTCATCGTGCAGCCGCTCGATTTCATCGACAATGTGCTCATGTACGACGCCTTGGCGATCAACCCAAACAAGGCGCTCCCCCTTGCTTAAATCCTCGTCGCACCTAATCTTAAGCTCGTCGGTGCCGTCCGTCGCGTCCTCATGGGTCGCTGCGGTGTAGGTGAGCCGTCCGAGATTCGCGCCGAAACGGCTGAAACGGGTGAAGTTGACCTTCTTGGTTAAAGCCATCTTTCCTCCCATTCCAACGTCGCGGAGCCGCTAGAGATTTTGATGTGCGCACGGTCTTTAACACTGAAAAAGTCGCTCATGATGTTGAGCTGAGCGACAGAGCCGTTAACGGTCACATGCTCTTTATCGAAATCCATCCGAACCACGCTCGAAGCCGTCAACGGCTGCACCACTTCAACGAACTCGGCGGTGTCGGTGTTGGTGATGCGCCAAGAGCTGCAAGCGCCGGGCTTGGCCGTCACGGTGAGCGCCGCAGGCAGCGTGCCGCCGACGGCGAACGACGCCGCGCCGCTCACATCCATCCGGCGATGCTGACCGTAATAGTCGGGGTCGCCAATGTGGAACGTAACGGTTGCCTGCGGGCAATCATCGGTAATCTCGTCAAGGTCGGTTGCACCGCTGACGATCGCCATCAAATAACGCGTAGGGTCATCGGGCAAATAAAGTGGCGCCGGCTCGTCAGACCAGAGCAGCGCCGCCAGCTCATGTCGAGCCTTTGCAACCTCGCGCCGGTGCTCAGTACGAATCCACATGTCAATCTGCAAATCGTAACCTGAGCGGCGAGCATTCTTGAAGTATTCGCCATGCCGCCCGGGCGCATCCTCGAAGCTCGCCGAAACGTCCGCCATGATTGGGCGGCGCACCTTACAGTAGACAAGCTTCGACAGGTCGTGCCCGTTGAAAACGATACTGTCGCTTTGGTTTCGCTTACGCTTAAGCTCCAACGGGCACTCCCTTCTGCTTTAGCCTGCTGGCAATACCAGCGCCGATTTGCTGACCGGTCGTGTACGCGTCCATGCTGTTTGCAACGGTGGCGTTGACGGTCACACTCACCTGGACTCCGCCGCCGAAGCCGCCGCTTAGGCGGTCGAGCACGCGAGAAATGCCCGCTTCGACGCTCTCTCTGACGCTTGTGCGCAGCTTGGCATCGGGCGCGACGTGCTCAAGTCCAGCTTCGCCAACGCCGATAATCGATGGTTTGTCGAAGGACGCGCCCTTTGCATACCAGTTGACGCTTATGGACGGCAGCTTCACAACGCCGCCGATGTCACGCCAGCTGACACTGAAATGCGGCATGTTGATATGCGGCAAGCTGATGTGAATCCCGCTGAACGCGCCCTGAATCTTGCCGGGGATGCTGCTGACAAAGTTCCAGGCATCGTTGATCGGCGAAGTGATGTTGCTCTTGATGGTCGAGAAAACGCCAGCGACCTTGCTGCCAAGCCCCGGGAAGCCAAGCTTTTCACCGATGGCGTTTCCGGCGTTTATCGCGTTATCCTTCGCATTGTTCATCTTCGTCTGGATGTTGCTTTGGATAGCCTGGAAGGCGATACCGGCCTGCGACTTCGCAGCGTCCCAATCACCGTTCATGGCAGCTTTAAGGGCATTTGAGGCCGAAGAACCGACAATTTTGCCGGTGTTCATGTCTGTTTGGATTGAATCCTTGATAGCGCCGAATTTTTCAGAGGCGCCGGATTTCAGATTCTCCCAAGCATCGGACGCGTTGGCCTTCAATCCTTCCCAAGCATCGGACGCACCTTGCCTTATGCCTTCGAACTTTTCCGAAAGGCCGTTCTTGACCTCTTCGGCCTTTCCGGTTATCCCATCCCAAATCCCAGACCAGAATTCCGGCACGCCTGCGAAGAAATCCTGCACGCCCTGCCATTTCTCTGAAATCCAGCCAGTGAACTCAGACCAGAGTTGTTTACCAGTCTCGGTCTGTGTGAAGAACCACGTAAGGCCAGCGACGGCAGCGGCAACCGCAGCCACGCCAAGCAAGATTGGGTTTGCGGCGATCAATCCGGTGAACGATGTCCACCCTGTAGAGAGCTTGCCGCCAAGGGTAGATGCCAAGCCGCCCGCTTTCTCGGCGATGCCGCCGAAGCCTGTTGCAGCCGTGCTTATAGCGCCGCCGCCCTCGCCGAACTTGCCTGCGAGGGAAGCGAAGCCGCCGGCAACGTCCTTGAACGTCTGGCCGATCTCGATGCCCTTTTGGAGCGTCTTGCCGATGCCCGTTGTGAGCCCGCCGAACGCGACCGTCCCCAAAACGACATTGGTTGCCATGTCCTGCTGCTCTGGCGTTAGAGACTTGTACCAGTCGCTAACGCCCTCGAGCGCCGGCGTTACCTTCTCAAGCAAGGTCGTTCCAAGCTCGAGCGCCTTTTCCTTGAAGGGCATGGCCGCTTCGCCGGCTTCGGCCATCTTCTGGTTTAGCTCGGCCTGCGCTTCGCGCGTGTCGAACATCGTCTTATTAGTCTCTTGGTACGTCTCGCCAATGTTGCCGTAAAGGCCATCGAGTGTCTGCGTGATAAGCGAGGAGCGCTCCTGCTCGTTACCGCAGGCGGCAAGCGCCGCATTGAAAGCGTCCTCTTTGGTAGCGCCCTGAGCGATCTGGTCGTTGAAAGCCTGCTGTGCCGCATGGTTGCCAGAGAGTGCTGCGCTCCACTGCTCGTTGCTGGCCGTTGCCCAGTTGAGGGCATCGGCAAGACCGCCGGTGACGGTACCGGTGTGCGCCGTCTCCTGCGATGCTTCCACGAGGTTTTCGAGCGGCAATGCATCGCCGAACTTTGAGAACGAGCCTGCGGCGATGTTGTTCCACTTGTCCAGCTCCTGCTGGTTGGTGGTCAGACGAGATAGGTTCTGAGCGGCTTCGGTTGCGGTGTCCCCTTCGCCGAGAAGCTTGTAGAACAGCGTGTAAGAGCTTCGCGCCTGCTCGGACGTGCCGCCTGCGTCCTTCCAGGCAGCGTTCAGCTGATGCGTCTGCTCGATTTGCTCTTCTTGGCTGCTGGCAAGACCGACAAGCGCGGTAGCAGTGCCGGTGACGGCACCGGTGATCGTCTTTCCGGCAGTCTCAAGACCCTTGCCGGCCTTTTCCAGCTTATCGCTGTTGTCCTGAATTGTCTGACCGAACTGGTAAAGGCTACTCTTCGATGCCTGGGCTTCGCGGCTGACGCTTTTCAAATCGTCGGAATAGCTCTCGAGTTGGTTCTCGCATATGGCAATCTGAGCCTTAAGGCTAGAGTACTGTGCTTCCTCGCGCTCAGTGAGCGTCGCACCGCTTCGCTTCTTCTCGTCGAGCGTCGCAAGCGCGGCCTTGTAGGCATCGAGTTTCGCTTTCGTCTCGCCGTACGCTCGGTTCAGAAGCTTTTCCTTCTCAACGAGCAAATCCGTATTGCCGGGGTCGAATTTCAGGGCGCGATTGATGTCCTTCAACGCGCCCTGCGTATCCTTCGCCGTGCTCTGCACGCTCTTCAACGCGCCCTGCAACTCGGTCGTATCTCCGCCGAACTTGATAGTCAGACCTTTGTACGTGACAGCCACGGTTTCACCTCTTTTCAGTTGTCAATGAAAGAAATGAGCGCACAGAACAGCGCACCGAATAGGTGCGCTGACGCTTTACGCTCACATGCCAGCCCAGAAGGCCGCTTCGCCCTGCCGCGCGTGTTCGTCATCCTCGGCGTATGCCACAGCGTCGTTGACGAAGCTGTACACGTCGATAAGGTTTTGCACCTGCACGTAAGACAGGTCGTGCAGGTCTTGGACGCTCAATCCCGCCTGCTGGCAAGAGTAGATGTAGAGCGCGTCGCAGCTACTCTCCAGTTCCCTCGGCAGCGGCGGCATCGGGTGCTTCGGCGGGCGCGGCTTCCACGTCCGCTTTTGCGTTCGGAAAAAAGTTGTCCTTGATGATCTGCATCACGTCAGATGCCCAACCGTCTTTGCGCTCAAGGTCGAATTCCGATTGCGGGAAGCCGCAAACCCAATCCTCAAAGGACTTGCCAAGATCTGTCTTCTCCTTTGCTGTGGCGTTGTACGTCTTCGCACAGGCGTAGAAAATCTCAAGCAGTGGCACAATAGGCGGAATATTCGACGCTGCCGAGACATCAAGAACAACGGAAATGGCTTCGTTGATGTCCTTGGGGCGGCGGCTCCCGTCCTTGCGCTCAACGAAGAACTCGCGCGAGTACGCAATAGGTGTAAAGGCGTTGCAAGCGACGGGATACTCAGCTCCGCCTACCTCGATGATTCCGCCGTCCATTACGCGCTCACACTACCAATCTTGGGCGTGACGGCAGTATCTACCTCTTCGAAGAATTTGTCGTAACCGTCAATATCGCCATATGTGTCGATGTAGCTGCCGCGCCAGCCGCTCGGCAGCTTGACGGGACGGAACGTAAGATCGTAATCAAGCTGCGTGATGTCGGGCTTGTCCTCAAGCGTCTTTGCATCGACGGATGCGGGCTTGCTCGTGCACTTGTAGATGCAACGGCGCTTTCCAACGACGTGTCCGGGCTGCTCGCACATGAATGCGAACGGCTTAGGTGTCTTGCCGGAAGTTGCCAGCAAGCGTCCTTTCTCGTCGATGTCGAAGCCGATAATGTCGGCCAGAAGCGCACGCAGCTCTGGCGTGCTCTCGATGTCGTAGAGCGACCACGTGATAGAGCCGCCGTTATCCTGGTACTTGTCCAGCCACGTCTCGTTATCGCCGTGGCTCGTCGACTGCTCAATGGACGGCTCAATCTTGATCTCGACCGTGCCTGGGATGTGGATAGGCTTCTCGTACGTAAACGTCTCCTCGTTGGTAAGACGCGCTATATGCGCGTTCTTAACGCCGAAGAACCCATTTCGCGCCATGTCGGCTCCTTTCTTTACTCGGTCACGCCAACCTCATAGGCCGTCTCGATAAGCTCGTCACCATCGAGCGACGTGACCGTTTTCACATAATTGAAATCTGCGGCATCGAGTGCCGCTTCGAATCGCTTCTCAAGCTCGTAATCGCGCTCTCGAACGTAAAGCGCCACATCGTAGGGCATCCAGCGGCACCATCCAGTGTTGTCCGCGCTCAGGGCTTCACCGTAACCTGCTTCAATGTCGATATACGGCGGCGCGAGCGACTCGTCATCGTCGCGGAAACCTCCGTTCGCCCACGGCAGGCCGAACGCATCAAGAAGCTCCGCCAGGTCTTTAAGGCTGTTCATTGCGCCCCCTTGGAGAACTCGGCGGCAACTTCCTTGTAAACGCCCTCGATGACGTGATCGCCTTCTACCCTGCCGGGATAGCTGCCGTGCTGGTTTTTGATGACGTGGCCGTTCTCGAGCAGATGTGTAAGCTGATACTGCCTGTTGTGGACAACACAGGTCGTACCGGTCGCTTCGCTCTTAACGTCAGCAGACCATCCCTTTGCGTAGCTTCCGCCGTGCCGCTTCTTCTTCCGGCTTCGCTCTTTCAGAAGACGAACCGCCTTGTTGCCAGCCGCCTTGACGTTTCCCTGCAAGACTTCTTCGTTATCCTCGATGACCTCTTCGATGCTGTTGACGATGATTGATTGGAGTTGGTCAATCTTTATCCCGCTCACCGGTTGCCCACCTTCTCGACGAGGGTAAGCCGCACATTGTCGACGTTCGCCACAACCGCCGAATCGACGGCGTAGCGGATGCCGCCGAACTCACAAAGCCTTTCACCGCTGTATGCGCACGCGCGAACAGTGATAACGGCCTGCGGCTTCACTCCTGCCTGAGCGGCGGCGTAGTACGCCGCCTGGCTGATGCCGTACACGTTGCAGGGAACACGGCGGCGACGCTCCTTTTTGTGCGATACGCCCAGATCATCGCGCTCTGAGACGGTAGCGACAAGCGTGCAAACGCCAGCCCACCCGCTCATGCGGCATCACCGCCGTTGTACACCGAATCACCGCTCATGCTCGTAAGCATGGTTTCGAACGCCTTCATGAAGCGTTCGGAATCGGGATTGTCCATGCCGAAGTTGGCCTTGACGTAGACCTTTATCGCAAGGCGAACGCGGCCGTCCGAATCGTCGTGCGCCTTGGCATCCGCTACGCCGCCCGCAACCAACTCAGCGCGGGCGGCTTCGATTACGTCTGAAATCTCTTCGTCGTAGTCGTTTACGAAAGCCGGGATGCGAAGCGCGGCGCGGCACGCATCCAGCAGCTTGCCTTTAGCCTTTGCGGCCATGCCGCGCCACCTCCTTAAGCCTGCTTGATAGTGAGCTGTGCGAACGCTTCGGGGACAGCAAGAACACCGTCGAACAGAACATAACCGTCGAAGCAGCGCTTCTGGGTTCGCTGCTGGATGTAAGGCGTAACGTCAGGGCCATCAAACATGTTGCCCTTGAACAGGTCGGGGAAGCCGGCCTTGATCACGTTGTCGGCGATTGAATCGTCCTGCTTTACAACCTTGCCGAAGATTCGACCCTGAACCGTCGGGTCATCGGTAGCCTCATTCGCAAAATAAGAACGACCGTTGGCATCCTCAAGCATGGCGATCTGGTTCCAGATGGTGTTGTTATTGGCGTAGATGATGATTCCCTTAGCCGCTGCGTTGCCGTAAGAGCGGAGCAGGCTCAGCATCTTCACGATGTCGGCCTTGGTAAGCTTCTTTACTGCCGCCGTCTGAATCTTGTTGGCGGTCGCGATGCCGTAAGTCTCATCGGCAAGCTTCTCGTGGACGAATGCGTTGCACGCGACGGAGAGACGTGCAGAAACCTCGGAAATGATGTACTGCTCGAAGCCGGAAAGCGACTGCGTTGCCATCTTTCGGGACAGCTCGACGGTCTTCTTAATCTCCGTTCCTACGAGCGGCACGGAATCGAAGTCATTTTCCTCGATATCGGTAGGGGCTGCGCCCTCGTCGGTCTTGGCCGCATCGCCCTTCTTGATGGACTTATGGCGCGGGAACTCGACCTGACCCGACATGTTCGTTCGGCTGATGTCACCGAAGAGAACGGCAGTGTTGTCGATAAGGGAAATGATCTCGTTCTGCACAGCCACGGGAACGAGGGATTCGGTGTTGGCCGTGGTCATGGTGAACTCGGCTCGCTGCTCGATTGCGTGGCGCTGAGCGGCACGCTCAACATCGGTGAGCGCGGTGCCGCCGATAAGCTGGATGCCGGAACGCTCGGCAAGACCCTTAGCCCATGCGCGGCGCTCGGCTTTGTCGTAATCGGTCACGTCATAGGCAGCGCCGGGAATGCCAGCGACGTTGGCGGAACGCGCCAGCGGCACAGAATCCACGCGCTGTGCGCGGCCTGCGTCGATGGCGGCGCGGGCGTTCGCGACGGCGGCGTTGCGAGCCTGCGCCGCCTGTGCGGTCTGGGCGGTGCACTCGTTAATCTGGTCGGTCAGCTCGGCCATACGGGCTGCATCCTCTTCCGTCGGTTCAGTACCGTCAGAATACTTGTCGACAAGCGCTTGCAGGTCGTTAAGAAGTTCCTCAAGTGTCATTGCTAGTTACCTTTCTTCGCATTGGTAATTGCCAGGCACGCTTTTGCTCGAAGCAACGCGCCCTTCCTTCGCGCAAACTCCTTGCGCGACTGCTCGATCACTCCGTTGAGCAGGTTTCTTGCACTAATCTCCGTGTTCGGGTCTGCCGGCAGGCTCACGGCGCTCACGTCGTAGACCTTCTTAACGCGGGTAATAGTCGTTGTTCGGGTTTCGCGGTCATACTCGTCTGCCGCAATCATGAAAGCCCACGACATGCGGGTAACAAGCCCGTTGGTAATCTCTTCGTAAAGGTCTCGTGCCGCCTGCGAACCAGACAGGTCGGCAGCGACGAACAGCCCGTGCTCGTCAGGCTCGACAATCAGCGTCCCGTTGCTCATTCGCGCGAGAACCTTGCCGGAATGGTCGAACTGCATGATTACGTCTGTCATGTCCGCATCGGCAAAAGCCGTAGGCGCGATAATCTCGCGGTACTCGTTTCCGTCGAAGTCCTCGAACAGCACGTAAGGGTCATCGAACGTCGAAGCGTATCCCTCAACGTAGTACTCGGTATCGAAGCGCTTCTCGCGCTTCCCATCATCAGCGCCAAGCGCTCGCACCATGACTGGCATTGCGCGGTATTGGCGCTCATTCGGTTTGGCTGGCATCTTCACCACCATCTTTCTTGCCGTCGATCGCGGCGATGTTCGCATTAGTCTGGGCAGCATCCGCCGCCTGCTCTGATGTATGCTGGCTGATTAGATCGAGGTCGATGTACTCGCCACGGATAACATGGCGTTCGCCGCCCGGATAGCTCGGCGATTGGAAGACCTCGGCAACTTGGTTGCCGCACCAAATCCCTCGGTCGAACAGCGCCGTCGAAACGTTAAGCTTCGTTTGATTGCTCGCGAACTCAAGGCGATTTGCACTGAACATAATCGAGTTGCCATGGGCAATCTCGTTCGGCGTGAACGTCATCGCCGTGAGCACGTACCCGAGTTGGATTGCGAAGACCTCAGTACGTCCCTCGTAAAAGGCGTTGTACGTGTCCTCGTCGGCCTTGTTCATAACGATGTCTTCGTTGCTTCCGAAGAAGCGGTAGACAGCCTTCTCGATGCGCTCCATCTGTTCAGCGTCGACGGTATAGCTTTGTGGAGTGATCTGCTTGACATCGGCGTACTTGTTGTCATACACAGCGATTCCACCGGCATTCGAAGCCCCCAGCTGCTTGTTAAACGACTCGCGAGTTTTTCTCATGTCATCGGGGTTTCGGTTCTGGGACAGCTTGCCGATGAAGCGGATTGCTGCGCCCTGCACTATGGCAGTTTTCTCCGCTTCGGCCTGAGCGTGTATCAGCTCAAGCGTCTGGTTGAGCACGTTGGTACCATCGCCGAACAGGTCGCTCTTGAATTGGTGTCGCGTCATAACGCCAACGCGTGACCACTCAATAAGCGTCTTGTCGCCGCCGGGAAATCGAAGCTCGAGCCACAAAGCACCGTCAACGTCATACGCCTCGCATTGGCTCGGCAGCACGGGATAATAGCCAACTGGCGTGATTCCATCCCAGCCGTCTACAGGAACAATCAAGCAGGTGTCGCAAACGTCCAGCATCGTTGAGACGCGATGCAGGAATTGCGGCGTTGTCATCCACGGATTGGGCTGCCAGAGAAGCGAACGCGTGGCCTGCGGTTGAGCGGTGCCGGAAATCTCGGGCTTCAGTTTCAAAGCGTGATCTGCATTTCTCTCGATAACGCTTCGCGTAAGCTCTGCTTCATACAGTCCACCGCTCCACGTCGTAAAGCTTGGCTTGTACTCCGTAAACGTCTGAAAATAGCCGTTGACGGCCTGCATGACAGGCTTGTGAAACACCGCATCGAACAGCGAGCGTAAAAACGACGGTTTCTTCCGCAATTTCATCCTCCAATCATGCTTTGGTAGTCATCCATCATGTCTTTGAGCACTACAAACGCATCGCACTCAGCCGCCCAAGCATCAATGCGATTGCGCGGATCTTGATTCTTCTTGTCGGGCGCAATGTTGCCGTTCGCGTCGCTTCTGATCATCACGTTGGAGCGGCACCATTCCGCTATAGGGTTTTGGTTATCGACGATGCGGTTTTCCTTGTAGAGCGCTCGCAGCTCCTTCATGGGCATGGACAAGGTTTGCGCACCCTGTATTACCTTTTTGAAGTTGTCAGCTCCGAAATAGCCCTCGTACGCTTCAACAGTCGGAACGTCTCGCATATGCCACGGGTCATAGCCGCAGGCAACCGAATAAATGCCGTACTTTTCCTGAATCTCCGTGACCCAATCCAGCACGTCGCGCTTGTCGATAATCGGCGTTGCCGAGGTTCTGAGCAGCCCGCGGGCAATCCAGGCATCGTAGGGTACGCCGTCTCGACCCCCGCGCCGCCCCTCGGCTTCCGCCTGCTCCAAGGCGCGAAGCGGTATCCACGCCATGTGCATTGTGTAAATATGCTCGTCGTTCGGGCGCATCATCATCAGGCACGCCGCCGTTAGGTCGGTCGTATCCGAAGCATCCACGCCAAGAACTGCATAAGAAAAAGACCCATCGGATGGGTCGAACGTTGCTTCGTTGTGGATCTCAGACCATTTGAGCCAAGCTTGACTCTGGTTCTCAATGAGGTTGAAGTCCTTTACCAGCAGCGTCGGCAAGAATGTCGGGTCATCGAGTGCCTTGGAGACGTTTTCCCTGAGCGATTTCAGGGACTTGATTGTTCCAAGCCCGGGATTCGCCTTAATCCAGCACTTCTCGTCTTTCCATTCCTCGCGCTCGTCAAGCTCAAAAATGAAAGCGATGAAATGCTCGGCTTTTTCTCCAGATGCTTCGCCGTTCAGCCATTTGGCAGCGTATTCGTACTGAGCATCGAAAATGCCACCGCGCACGAATCCGTTGGTCGTGATTTCCAAAACCAGCGGTTGCCGTCTTGCCGAAATGCCCTGAATGGTCAGGTCGTAAAGGTCGCGGTTTCGCATGGCTGCAAGCTCGTCAACGATAGCGCCCGAGATGTCCAGGCCGTCAAGGTGATTCGTGTTGGCGGAAAGCGCTTTGATCGTCCCCATGTTGAGATCACAGTAAAGGTCGCTCATGCGCTTTCGCACGTGCTTTGCCAACGCCGGCGATGTCATCACCATGCGCCACGCATTATTGAAGCCCTTCGCCGCCTGGTCACGAGCCGTAGCGACGTTATAGACCTCCGGTGCACCCTCGTCGTCATTTATGAGCAAGTCGTGCTCGATTGCAGACGCAAGCGCGGTCTTGCCGTTCTTGCGACCCATAATCCAAAGCACTTCGCGATATTGGCGCACGCCCTCAACATCGACGAAGCCGAAGATTACCGACAGGATGGCAAGCTGGAAAAGTTCAAGCTTGAATTTGCGCCCAAGCTTGCCGGACGGTAGGCGGCAAAACGTCTCGATGAATACAACGTGCTTTGCCGCAAATTCCTCGCGGTAATGGTACGGATAGAGCGGATCGGTGTTATCCAGGTCGCGCAGCACGCGCTCCGCGAGCTGATGCATCTTCTCGCAAGCAGTGATCTCACCGTTGATGATGCCACCGAAGTAGCTTCGTATCGCCTGCTCGCAGCGACCAACGCCGCTTCGCTTCTTAGCCGCCGAAGCGCGTTTCATTGAGGTAGTCAATGAGCGCATCGCCTGCGGTGCTGCCGGACGGCATCATGTCGGTGAGCTGTTTGATGCCGCGCGAGAAGGTTGTAAACAACTTGTTGTAAGCGCTGAAACCCGGATGCTCTCGCAAGCCGGATTGACCGCCGCCGTTGTCATATTCGGTGAAGATGCTCTCGTACATCAGCTCGCGGCGAGCTTCGTCAAGCTTGACCTTCAAGAACGCGATGTTCGACATCAGCGGAAGCACGGCGCTTCGCTTCTCGTCTGGTATCGCGTCCTTGGTGAGCCGTTGGAGCTTTTTCAGCTCGCTTTGGTATCGGCTCTCGATGGAAGCGGTGCGCTTCTTCGGGGGACTTTCCGCGGCTTTGGGCAAAAGGTCGTTACTTTCGCACACTTTTAGCCTTCCCACAAGACCACCCCCGTTCTGAAACCCGTCACACGCAAATTTCTATCTTCCGGCG